CGAATGATACGATTCCAGATAAATATACCGGTTATAGCAAATGTCAGTCAATGCATCGGCAGGACCAAATATTATTCTGTATCCTAACTTCACTTTCGGGAATGGATTCACCGTTAACCGGCAGTCAAAAAAACAACGTCCCTCTTTATCCGGATCAGTAAACAAATAATCAAACGCACCGGATACTTCAGCCACCTGTTCCACCGTCATGGCAAATACGAACTTTTCAATCCGGATACGGTAATACCCTGCATTCTTCATTCGCTTCACCTTCGCACCCAGACAGCAAAACAACATCTTCACCTTTACCTCCTGAATAGGAATCACCTTATCCACCAACTTCGAAAGAAATATCAACTGATCAGTTGTCATCTCATTCAGGCTCTCCGGAAGCGGATAGTTATAATTTTCAATATGTAATATTCTCATGATTGGTTGATTATGATATTGTTTTTATATCTTGATCTACAGAAAATCTGCCTCTTAATACCAATCCATTTTCAAATTGAATATATCCATCCTCTACACCATGTCCACAACAAGCATTTTTAACTCCAGGTAAATTTGCAATACACGAATCATGACCATCAACAGTAGGTAGTTTTCCACATCGAACACAACCTCGAATATTATTTTTATCTGAAATTGTACCATCTATAAAATGCCACTGTTTCGTAATTTCATTATAAAGAACTTCATTTCCGGAAACATTTGCAACTATCATATAAATAATTTAAAGTTGATAAATAAAAGATACTGCGTCTTGTCCCCCTCTCCCTTGGGAAAGGGGGGTTAGGGGGTGAGGTGTTAACCCTCCATATTAAAAATTTTATTCTCCAACACATTCCAATTCATTGCCGGTTCCGGGGGAACAATTCCAAACTCCACACCATAAATCACCAGGCACTGTTGTATTTTACTGAAATAATATCCCGATTGTTCAGCGAAAAAATTCCCGTTATCATTCGGATCCGCATACAATGGCCGGATAATTGGTTTATATTCTTTCACATCACTACCCGATCGGTTAGCCTTACTCGCTTCACTGGTTATGATCTGAGCTGTTTTGCAGGCCACGAACCGGCGAACGGATGCAATCAGTTGTATTTCTGCAGGAGTAGGCAGTCCGTTCAATTTACTGCGAAGAGAAGTATCCAGTGTATCACTCAATAGTTCTTTGACGAACCGTAGTTCAATCATTCCCATTACTGACCTAAGGCTTTCAAAAGTCAACCGGCTGTAATCGATATCCACCAGTCCGATTTCCTGAAACTGAGTAGCAGTGATAATGTAGTTACCACCCCGGAGCGTATAATACCGGCTTTCTTTCCATTCCGGAAACAGGTCTGCATTCGTTTCGAGATATTCAAGCACTGCATCCAGATATTGAAAACCACGACGCTCCAGGCTTTCTTCCACCTTGCTTATTTTTGTATCACTGGCCGGAACAAACCCGGTTGCAGCATCACTCTTTGATACTGTAAACCCTGAATCACTAAACCGTATCGATAACTCTGCCGTTCCCAACCAAATGGCCAATGGTCCCAATGCATTTTGAACGAGCTTCAGTAATTTTACTGCCCGTTCCGGAGTCTCTTCCGATTCAAGTATTTCCACCATCTCTACACCCAGGTACCGAACCAGATAAATATCACGCGCCGTAGTCAGGAAAGGTTCCACAACATCAAACGGAATACTCTTATTTATCTTTACAGTCTTACATAACTGATCAATTGTCGAAATGATTGCGCCCATGGTAAATAGTAAATAGTAAATGAATAAATAGTAAATAATTAAACTTTTTGATTTCCTATTGCCTTCACCGCCCCGGTTCCCTGATCCAATGTGGTGAGCATTATATTCGGAATAATAAAAAATACATCCGGATCCCAACCATTGATTGCCTTAACCAGGTAAAGCGGTGCCACCAACAGGTCACGAATAGGTTTCATCATAGCTTGTTTAATGATAAACAGTTCCCGGGCTTCAGTACCGTTGATTGATTTACCTTTGCCCGGAGTGGCACCAACAATAGAAGGATGTACACCCATGGCACCACTGATAATGTTAGTCACCTCTTCAGAGTCATCAATATATTCACCACCTTTGAAAAAACTATCAATGGTTTTTATAATGATATCATTGATTTCATAGCCCTTAATTTTATCGTATTCAAAATGAGAGACGAACGATTTACCGGCATTTTCACCACCTGACAGAAAGTTATTCATATCGGTCAGGAACTTTGCACGTCGTACTTTCTTTGCTTCAGGTTCAGTAATTGCTTCCTGTTTGAAGAGTTTATCCCAGAAGGTGATATTGATCTTCACATCATACTTCAGTACCATTTGATTCTTAAGCAATGCCTTTTTAAATGCCGGGATAGCACATGCAAAATCATACCAGTCAGTAAATATGCTCCACCAATATGGTTTACCATTGTAATACCGTCCCGGAGTTGGAAGCATCAGCTGAAGCATAAAAGATTTATCCTTTACTACCGATTTCTTTTTCGTTGTAGGATCCAGTTCTAATCCCAACCGGCGTTTTAAATCCATTAGGAAAATACGACGATCCAACAGGGGTGTAAGTTTTATTTTTTCTGCAGACGCATTTGGCCAGTCCAGGCAAAACCCATGATACTCTATTTTACCACTTGTAGGACTTACCAGCGATACACGGCTATTTATTGATTCAACCGGTTGTATAGAATAAATCTTATTGCTACCGGCTTCCAGAATGATTTCACAGAAACTTTCATAAAATACGGATAGATCATTCGCCCATTCCTGTTGGCTGTTGATATAATTATTGTCCTCAAGAAATTTAAATATCTCAGGGTAATCGGATGGCAATTGTTCCTGAAGCTTTATGTCACCGGTTATGGGATCCTTGACTTTCTTCATCACCATTATCCCATCACCATACGCCATCTTAGAATTAAATTCTATGTTGGCACCAACGGTAGTCTGGGCATAAACTTTCTCCATCACTTCAATGGGGAGTTTATTGTTTGCACCACGTCGTACAAACTTCACCGGTTCCTTAGCACTTTTGAAAGTAAAGTCCTGGGTAGGAGTATTCACATCGCCCACCATATCCCGGCTGTCGGTCATGATCACCATGGCAGCACCACCCGCCAGGAATGCACTTTCACCAAAATCAAAAACCTCAGAAGCACCCTTTGTATTCTTAGCCATTATAGATAAACTTTAAATTCGTTAAACCTTAGAATCAATATTTTACGGAATGTATGCGGAACTTTCTCACCTGCCGGCATGATATTTACCGTTACACCCTTGCTGTGAATACTTGTCATGGTTGCATCTTTGTACGTTTCAATTTCACCGTTCATTTTTGCATACCTGAAAGTAAAAGGTTTCGGCTTTCCCAGTCGGTCCTTTTCTTCCATCATCTTCCAGATCTTACTGATATGTATCCGCTTTTCCATTCTTTTTCAAAATCGATAAACAAAAATAGATTTCATAGATTATCGATTAAAGGACACATAATTGATTTCATAACCCGGGGTTTTCTTATCCCCTTTTATTAGTTAGTTGTAATCTCAGACTTTTCCAGTAGAAAGATGTTTTTAAACAGGTTATTGTACTAATTTTCAGTGTTAAAACCGATCCATGAGCCCTGAGAAATTCCACTCTTCTCCCTAGAACCCACGCAGCGCCCTCTGAAGACTTTGCCTCCGCATGTTTTTTTTCACCGCAATATGCTGAGCAAAATATTTTTTAACACATTGATACAAAGCATAAAAAAGGGATGACATCATGCCATCCCTTTACTTACTCCATACCTCTTACCTCTTACCTCTAAATAAAAATTATTCCTCCTCCCATTGCACTTGGTTCAGTATAGAAGAAATTCACACCAATGAACACTGTATCCCAGGCATCAGTAACGTGGGTCTTATGTTCATCAGGATTGTCGGGTGTATCGGGTAACTTCTCAGGACTCTTATCTTTCTCGAATCCATTCTTCCCTTGCTTAATGCCTGTCTGTTCCATGGCTATCTTAAGCAGTTCGTTGTTCATTGCATTGAATGTAGGGAACAGTAGTTCATTGTCACCCTTCAGGGCACGGTCAATCTGTAGATGCTTCCAATCATGCTTAGATGCTTGCCCTATGTAAACATCAGTAACGTTCCAACGGTTATCAGTCAGGATACGTATGATAGTATCAGCATAACTCTCGGATGTTGCACCTGTCTCCCAAACAAACGTATGATCATAGTAGAAGATGATATCCTTATGGATCATTGCCATGTAGTAATCGCATACCATCTGTACCACGTCCTGTAACTTGCCGGGTGTCTTAACATAGAATGTCTTAAGTGTCTTGAACTCATTAGTATCAGGGTGCACCTGACCCACGCATGCTGTGGATATGGCAGCATTACTATCGAATGCGATGTGGAGTGGTCGCTTCATATCCAGATCAGGATCACCCAGGCAGGCGGCAGTAGTTAGTTTCTTCCAGTTCGTTCCAAACTGTTTAAGGTTATCGTTATCGGTAGGTATATAGAAGTGATTCTCAGTTAATGCAGAGTAGAACCCATTAGGCACACGGAACAGTCGTTCATTCATAAAGGCAGTACGCCAGATAAGGGTAGGACTATCCCTGTACATCTGCATGATAAAGTCCTCACCCAATACCTCAAGGTTATCGAATACATCGTACTCTCCATAAAATACAGTATATTCAAACTTCTGGTTAGGTAATGGCTTCAATGGTTCCTGGTAACGTCGTGCCAGGGCAAGATCGTCCCGGAGTTCTTTAATCATCCGGATACTGTATTCTGTTTGTTCAGGCCATGCCATATACCCGACCATTTCTTTGTAAATGTTCCGGATATAGTTGATGTGATCAGGCGACATTTCATCGCGTT